AAATGCCTTATAATTCGTCAATCCAAAACTGAGGCTGGCCGTAATCGGTTAATTCCTATTCATAGTCGAATATTACCAATAGTTACAACTCTGTACCGGAATTCATCTGACAAGATATTACCAATTTCTTATGCCCAATTCAGCAAGCAATTTAAATCAGTAATGACGGCTATCAAATGTTCCCATTCAACACATGACTGCCGCCATACAGTAGCTACCTTATTAGATAAATACGGCGCATCACCTACTGCAACTCGTGCTATTCTTGGGCATAAGCATGGAGATATTACAACTAAAGTCTATACCCATAAGGAATTGCGTGAGTTGCGTAAAGCTATTGAATTGTTACCTTAGAGCCAATGGGGAAAGTCAGACATTACAGTTGCTAGGACTATATATGATGGAGCTAGTAACTTTATAATACCTTTTACTTTTCCTCCGTTCGTCGCAGTCACTAACATAGCGCCGTCAACGTTAGATAATGATAATTGGACGAGTAGTGCCGTTAAAGAAATAACAATAAATAACTTCACTTATATGTCTGCACAAAATAACGTTACCTCTATACGTTGGGGTGCTATTGGATTTTAGCCAATGGGGACAGACTTCTCACAATACATCAGAATATCAATCAAAAGCAATATTACCTATTAGATTTAGTACGCCCTTTAAGGCGATTGGCTCAGTTTTTGATTCGGTAGGCATGGCGAGTACCAACAATTATGATGATGCAATAAAGTTAACATCAACCGATATTGCATTTAGATTTTATGGACATAATTATATTGCCATAGGATTGTCTTAACCAATGGGTAAAAACTAAAGAGACTGCACAGAATAGCCCGTTGCCTTTCCCTATATCATATAGTACAGATTTCATTGCTGGGGTTGCTTGCTTCAATGACGGCCCTACCAGCTATGCTCCTTGGACTAAAATAAATAATAAAGCAAGCTATTTTGCTGGGTTAAGTGGAGATTGGAGTCCGTATTATGTAAATAAGGAAATAACTTGTATATTCGTAGGGATATAGCCAATGGGGAATAGTTAAAAGGGGTCGTCTCGATATGTGGTATACATCACCTACACAGTTTTCGATTGCTTTTAAAGAAGTATATGTGGGAGTTGGTACTATATTAGAATCAGCAACGGAACGTTCCGCTAGTAACTTCGACAATGCTGTTCGGCTAAGCTTAGACAAAATCGAATTTGCAAAATTTGAACATTATTATATTGCTCTTGGTAGATCCTGACCAATGCCCTCCAATGGGGACAATTCAAAGAAAATCAAACGTCTGTATCTTATCTAATTTCTTACACAGAAATATTCGGTACTGTAACTATGATGAAAGATGAGCCAAAGAAACTATATGAAGCCAGTGTTCGAGCAAATAATATTACTACTACTGGATTTGAATTGCACAGCGGTTATGTTGGGAATCATATTGCAAAAGCTATAAATAATGGGTTTTGGATAAACATAGGTCGTGCGTAACCAATGGGGAGTAAGTGGCGAAGATGGACAATATCACAATTGGATAATTCCTTATTCCACCTGCTTCTTTGCTAAGTCTGAATACAAAAATCCACGTGAAGCAGATTGGAATTTAATCACCGAATATGATCAATTAAAATTCAAAGTATGGTTCACAAACGATAATGTATTTAAGTATCCCAATATCAAATGTTGCGTATTTTCGTTTGGTATTTCTGCTTAATGCCCAATCGCTAAATAGACCACACCATCAACAGTATATGGGGAATGGCTAGCATCTGCGATAAGAGTAAATCCAGTTGTACTTTTATTAGTATGATAGAACACCTCATTACCTCCTACAGATGTTTTATGTTCTATTGATGGCCAAACGCCTGAACACTCATTATCAAAAGCAGTAGGAAAGGTAATAGGATAAGTTGTTCCATCATACACGTATACGCTTTTCTTGTATCCCCATTGGATAGTGAATCCGTTAGCATATTTCACAAAACCGCTTTCTCCAAAGCGTTGCGCCACTATTCCTCCTTCGCCTAGCTTATTTTTTATATCCTTCAAAGTGGCTACAGGTTCTTCTTGCCAATTAGATGAACCAAGGATTTTAGCAATTACAGTTGTTATAGCTGGGTGGGATAAAATATCTGTATTATGAGTGGTTAATTGACCTTTTAAATTTTGAAGAAGTCCGCCGTGTGCCTCCGGATCCGTATTATGCGCTTCCAAATCGTGGACAGATGCTACTCCATTATCGGAAATAATCGCTTGCACCTTTTCAGCGTTGCCAATTACGGTAGTAATTGTGAATGTGTAGCTATCCATCGGCGTATTCTTGTCAGGGATGTAATCAACATAGTTACCCCCATTTGTGTAAGAAAATAGCACCTCTTGTCCGTTCTCACCGGCTTTTGCCATGAGCCCGATTTCTCGTGCGTAAAAACCGGCTTCAAGGTTTTTATTCGAGAGTAAGCCTTGTACCATGAATTGGCCATCGCCTGTCTTAACGCTTTTAGTAATCGCTAATTCTAAGCGCTTATCAGTCAACGCTGTAGCGCGTGGAATTGATGCGGGCATATCGCCTGCACCGATAACGATTTTTGTAAAAATCAAAGCTTGCTTACTAGCATTAGCTTCCGCAATAGTATTTGTCCCCGCCATTGTAGTAATGACGGCAGGATATTTTGCCATGTAAACCTCCTATATATGAATAAATTGGTGAACAGTAATTACGCCACCGATATAAAGCTGTTGCGTTTGTGGGCCTGTCGCGATTTTTAAGTTGGGTTCAGCTACGGCGCTACCCGCTGCTGTTGCAATACCTCCAACATACACGCCGCCTGAATTAATAGCGTGCACATATTCGATACCATCTAGCCAGGACCGCTTATTCTTAACGAATTCCAATATACGAAGCACGCGCTCCCGTATATTGGGCGTCATCATATAACCGGACATCTGGAGTTTAAAATGGTAAGGCTTGCCACCATCATAATCCCAATTTTCCACGACTTCACAGTCTGAATATAGTTCGCCGATAGCTTCCTCAACTAATCCAACGGTGCCCTTTCTTCGATGCCAGGCGATAGAACTCAAAATTAATTTAATCTTTTGTTCTCTCGCTACAGCTTCATCGTAGAAGTCAACGTGTAAATGCCAGGCTAACTCATCTAGTATTGGCGTGCTTAACTCATTAAGATGCGACAAAATAGTTAGTCTATCCACGAACGGCATCAACGCCATAAGTCGCAACGTAACCACTTCAGCTAAGGCTTGAACATTAGCATCATTAGCAATCGAGCTCGGCAGCGTATCCTTTAATTTGAATTTGTAGAGATCATTCATGCTCTACACCCCCATATGTGATAGTCTTACCAGTACACTGCGCCAATTCCACTTGGTAGCCATCTTCCTTTTTGCCGTCTTTCACGACAATAAATACAGGGGAGGCTACGCTAACACGTTTAGCCCCTGCTTCCATTACACGGCGAATTAATTCAGATGGAATGATATCACGCCCTACTTTTCCGGATTGCCATTGTATATAATCCGTAACCGCCGCATCGACTCGACTCTTGATCGTGTCGGCGTAATACGAATTATCCGAATCAATGTAGTACTGAATATCGATACTATAATTCTTAGCAATTGGCGCTTTTACAGATACATTATCGGTAAGTGGCCGCACCTTCTTATCTGTGAGAGTGGTTTCCACTAATTTAAGAATTTCTTCTCTGGCAATTTCACCAGATACAAGACCTGGATATACAACTACATCTCCCGGTTTAGGCGATACCACTTTCACGGAGCTAATAAGGGCTGATGCTTTTTTTGTAAAAAACTCATAGGCCCCTTCGGCCCCTGCACAAGAGAAGCTTTCAGGCGCTTCCCTGATACGTTCACGGAACGCGTCATCCGATTCCGTGTCAGCACCACCTTCAGAGATTGTAATATTGGTTACACTTGCGGCATACGGAATCGGATCAACAAGAGTGGTAATCGCCCCGGCTGGATATCCATTCCCTTTAGCTGAAGCTTCTGTGCATACCGCTTTTACTTGTATCGTGGTTTGTGTAGCAGATAGATAGTAAGGCTCTGTAGTTGCAAAAAACACGTTATCTCCCGAAGTAAATCGTGTACCTTTTGGAATGGCTATGCCTTCGGGCCTTGCCATTGATGCGGTTAACTTCATAGTAGTGACTGCGCCCGTAGCTTGTAAGCGTTCCACGCCTAACGCAATGCCGATATGGTCTAAGTTATTT